TTCTAACTTAGAAAAAATCAAACCTGTTTATGAGTATTATAGAGATCTAGCTGGGCCATTAAATATTTCAGGATCGATAAACTTCAAACCCATACTAGGTAATAATAAGTCAAAAGAGTATTTAAATTACTTAAAAGAAGAAATATTAAAAACATCAAAAATGTTGACTACCTATCACACAGAAATATTTCCACATAGAAAAAGATGTTATAGTAACTTAGCTTCTTTATTATATGACGGTAAAGAAGTAGAAAAGCCTATTTACGATCACAGTGGTATAACAGGCAGAACTAGTATTAAGTCAGGTTTTAATTTTTTAACTCTCAAGAAAGAGAAAAGAAAATTGTTAAAATCTACTAGTGGTAAAAATTTATTTGAGGTCGATTTTAAATCTTGTGAACCTTTCTTTTATTTGTTATCTCAGGGATTCGATATTAACAACAGAGACGTTTATAAATGGATATCTGATAAATATGGCATAGACTTTAAAAATCGCGACAGAACAAAGCGTGGCATACTTTCAATGATATATGGTGCAAATGAGTATACTATTTCTAAACTAATGAAGATATCTGAAAGCAAAGTTGTAAAAATAAAAGACGACTTAGGAATTAATGCACTCAAAGAAAGATTAGAGAGCGAGTTTGAAGAGAACGGAGTAATTTTTAATTATTACGGGCGCCCTATTACTAGTAATAACAATGTAGTCAATTATTGGATCCAATCTTCCACAGTTGATTTTTGCTCTTTAGCATTTAGACAATTCTATAACGAAAACGGTCTTCAACCGGCTTATTTTATACATGATAGCATGACATTTGAAATACCAGATAACAAAATCAAAGACATTACCGGCATTGAGAATATAAAAGAAAAGCTATCAAATATTAGCATACCAGTAGAATTTAAAAAAGTCTCATAATAATTACTCCTATACGGGAGAAAAAATGAGAAAACACCTTAAAGAATTAGGATTAGGAGCTTTTAAGCCTGAGCTTTCACCAGGCGGAATGCACTCTAGTCCCATTGGTAAGATGGGCCCGACAGCAGATGCAGACTCAACCTATTCTAGACGATCGCAGTTTCATGCTTACGATTTTAATGATGACTTTCTGTATGATGATGAAGATGAAGAAATCATACAAGAGTCTAAAGCGACATTAATACAACAAGTTACAAGATTGCTTTTTAATATATTTTTTGGAATTGAAGATGAAATGTCCATGGACGCTGGAGGAATTTTAATGTTGCCTCCTCGTTTAGCAACGAATGTTATCCAGTTGATATTTGGCAACAGAAAAGCAAGACGACTAATGGCTATTCCTGAAAAAACTGAAAAAGATATTGAAGCAATCAAAAAAATTAGGCATAATATTGGAGTCGACATTACTGACATACTTAATGCTGTTTTGATGGCAATGCCAATTCCAGGTCTCGACTCAATTATTGAAATAATGATAACTCAGCTTTCTGATGAAGTATCTGGTTTTGCCGCAGAAAAAATTATTGGAATGCTAGAGAACGTGCACCCTACTGCTAGAAAACTGTTATATGTCGGAACGCTTCCTATGGGAGGACCGGTCATATATAACAGTTTACTTTTAATAGAAGAGATTGATGAATTTATAAATAGACATAACAACATGGGATTACCAGATAATGACACTCCCGCACAACCTCAACCACCGTCAATAACAGAATGCAGAGTCTATAAAAATAAAAAATATAGACTAGTAGAAACTCTAGAAAATTTAGACGAATTTCCTAATTATTCAGATAAATTTTCAATGAAAATGAATAAAATAAATAGTAGAAGTAGACAAAGTGTGGAAAAGTTAAACTCCCTTGATGAAGATAATCTGGACGAGTTTTCATCTGCCGGAGCTGTTGCAGGTGTACAAGTTCCTCTAGGGCATACAAGCAAAGGTAAACGTGAGACTGTTTCACAAAGAAAGCGTAGACAAAAGTTTAATAAATCTAGATCTTTTCCATATAAAAAAAAATAAAAATAAATTTGATAAAAACATAGACTTCTCAGTATAATGTTAATGTTCAATTAATCATTTAGATTTTGAATATTACAAGTTAAACATTAAAGGAGAAAATATGGCACTTGATTTTGACGCGATTAAACGCAAACTTGACAAACTTAGTGGTAATACTACTAGTAGAAACGTAATGTGGAAACCTGAAGAAGGGCAAGAATATAAGGTAAGACTTCTTTCTTTTCCTAATAATGACGGGCAGCCATTTAAAGAACTTATGTTCTACTATAACATCCCTGGTCAAAGAGGTCTTCTGGCACCAAGCCAATTTGGTAAGCGTGACCCTGTCCAAGAACTTATTACAAAGCTTCGTGATGAAGGCACAAAAGAAAGCTATGAAATGGCAAAAAAATTGTACCCTAAAATGCGTGTATATGCACCAGTAGTAGTTCGAGGAGAAGAAGGCGAAGGCGTAAGAATTTGGTCATTTGGAAAACTAGTATATCAATCTTTATTATCACTTATGATGGATGAAGACTATGGTGATATCACAGATCTTAAAACAGGCACTGATCTTAAAATTAAGTGCACTAAAGCACCAGGTCAACAATGGGCAAAGACTGAAGTGTTACCAGTTCGAAAATCATCAGCGCTCTCTAGTGACGCAAAACAAGCTAAACAGTGGGTTGATAATATTCCTGATATCGACAGTATCTTTCAAGTTAAGTCTTATGACGAACTGTCAAACATTATTAATGGGTGGCTTAACGGTGACGAAGTCGAAACTGAAGGCTCTGATTGGACAGCAAAAAATTCTAGCGAAGATAAAGATTCATCAGATAAAGATGAGGGTGGTTCTTATTCAAGTTTGGATGATGCTTTTTCTGATCTAATGAGTTAATAAGTACAAATAACTTATAGCTCATTATGAAACCCGAAGATTTTTCTTCGGGTTTTTTATTTGAAAATTTACGAAAATTTAAATATAATATTAATACACAGGAGAAGAAACATGACAAACAAAGACGACTTTACTTCACAATTAATCAAGTCCTTAAACAAAGATTATAAGACAAAAGTAGCATATAATCTGGCAGAGGATGAAAGCCCTACACAAGTAAAAAGATGGGTAAGTACAGGATCTAAGCTTTTAGACTATATTTGCGCAAATCAAGAAAATGGAGGATTCCCAGAAGGAAGAATTGTTGAAATGTTTGGCCCACCTTCCATTGGTAAATCTCATATTGCAACACAAATTGCAAGAAGCACCCAAAAATTAGGAGGAATTGTTGTCTATATCGATACAGAAAATGCAACATCAATTGAAAATTTAGGTAATTTAGGTGTAGATGTGTCACAAAGATTTGTCTACGTAGATACACACTGTACAGAAGAAGTATTAGATCTAGCAGAAAAAACAATTCTTAAAGCAAAGGCTCTAGATAAAGATGTTCCTGTGACTATTATTTGGGATAGTGTTGCTGCGTCTTCGCCTAAAGCAGAACTATTAGGTGACTATGACAAAGAAAGTATTGGACTGCAAGCAAGAGCTATTTCTAAAGGTATGAGAAAAATTACAGGCGTGATTGGACAAACAAACAGTCTTTTAGTTTGCTTAAATCAAATACGCACAAAAGTAGGAGTTATGTATGGCGATCCTGATACTACACCCGGAGGTAAGGCAATACCTTTTCACTCATCTATACGAATCAAATTGGGTGCAGGACAACAAATCAAAGACGGCGACGATGTCATTGGGATTAATGTCTGGGCTAAAACTGTTAAAAACAAAGTTGCGCCTCCTTTTAGGAAAGTAGCATTCCAAATTCATTTTGGAAAAGGAATTGTTGAACATGAAGAAACATTCGATCTATTGAGAAAGCACGGTATGGTTAATTGTGGTGATCGATCCTATCAGATATCTGGGACAGGTGGTTGGAAAAATATTGAAATGTTTGACGAAACTGGTACTTTGATTGAATCCAAAAAGTTCAGAAAAACAGAATTTAATGAAATTATGACAGATAATTTTTGGGGCCCTGTTGTTAATATTATTTTAAAAGATGCGATGGTTAAAAAAATGGGAACTAGCGACGGTGT